GGAGTATTGCCTAAATCAATTCTAAGAGTATTTTGTTTCTCATCTGTAAAATAAGGTAAGTCCATAGGAGCTTCATAATAACCTGAGTCACCATTAGCAAATGATTTTTCCGCTAACAGAGTCTCATTTACTATAACTCCAGTTCCTGCGGTTGATCCAACTGCTAATAAAGAAATTGCCATCTGTGGACTTAGCCCGAAAGCACGAAGTAATGTATAGGGAGATTTGGCAATATTAAAAATTGTTTTCCATTTTTGGGATTCTGAATTTAGATACTCAATCTTTGCGAGGATCCAATTTCTCCATATAACTATCTTCTTATAAGCATGAATTGGTAATCTAACAACTGCCATAGGAGTAGCTTTAATTTTCTTACCCCATGTTTTAAAACTATGTATATGGAGTAGAAATCCCATGAGAATTAATATGATTGATCCAACTAACGTAGGAATAAGATTGAGATTAAAGAAACCTACTATATCTTGAACTAGAACTGTATTTACATTAAGCCAAGCTCCAGTCCAGAATATATTCTCTAATTTAAATGGCAGGATAGGAGTAATCCATTTTGTAGGATCAATATAACTAATAAATAAACCTACGCCACCAGTTATAATAAAGAGAGTAGTAAGAATGTTTTTAAAGATCATTCCAACTATCCTAAAAGGAAATGATATGTGAACTGTTGGAAGGGTGACCTGTGGCATCCTTATATTAACTCTTGGCATAACAAAACACTTTTTAGCAACCTGCTTTACCTTGTTAACAAATCTCATGTTTACTATTCTCCATAGTTACCATATTTTCTGGTATCACCATACCCTTCAGCACCTAAATTTTTAAGAGCATCATTAATGCCCATATGATCTGACATGATAGTTCGCATTTCATTTTCTGCAACAGCTATAATTCTTTCAGCCTCATCAAGTCTCCAATCCATATCCTTTATTTCTTGCTTTCGCTCACCCACAGATTCCTTTAAAAGTTGTATCTCAGTATAGATACCATCTAAGCTAATAGGTTGCTGTATGTTATTAAACTCACTATGGAAATGTGAATCCGAACTTACAATATCGTATTCAGGATGGAAGTGTTGCTGTTGATCGTGAAAGTGTTCTGGGGCTTGGGGGTTATCAGTAACCTGACGTATCTTCTCATTTATATCCCATAAACTAGATTCAAGGTTTTGAACATTTGTTTCTAACACAGCAATAGAAGTATCAGTCATAGACATTTGCATATCAGCAACCACATGATCCAGATTAGTGACCGTACTGTCTAGTTGAGCGACATACCAAATGATTCCAAACGCTTGGGCAATTATGGCTATAACAATGCCTATGGATACCTTCATATTTTTAATATCCACTATATTCTCATACCTTGTTGCAATCTGAATTCATTCTGAAACTATTCTATCACGATACTTATTGACTTAATTATATATAGTTAGTATCTTGTTGCATTCGGTTTATAGTATGTACTTTTTTGATGCTTCCCTTATATTAAAAAAAAAAATGCCAATAGAATCTATAATAGATTCATGCCGTGCAACAAATCGAAACAGAGAAAGGGAGAAAAGGAAATGACAAAAGAAATCCAAACAGAAGTTGTAGAGAAGTTTTATATTAAGGATGGACAAGTCAATCCAACCATTGGATTAAAGGATTACGAAAGTATTCCAGACTTCTTAAAATCTATGGTCGTTGCGAAAGTAACAATAGTTAATGGTAAAACAACTTTAACTAACCATGATGGGTCGATCATGAATAAGGATCAAGGAAATGTAGCAAGGAAACATTTTAATTCCTTGGTTCAGTCTGAGTATGCAAAGAATAGAGACGATCAATTTATTCTTGACACGATAGAAAAGACAGACCTCTTGATTGAAATGGTTAAAGATAATCCCGATATGGTCAAGTTGATAAACGAAATATTTACAGCCTCAGGAAACAATGATCAACAGATACACACAATAAAATTAATGGGCGCAGTTCATAAAGAAAGTAAAAGGTTGGAACTTGCTACTAATAATTTAGACGATGAATGGGAACATAGGAACAATGAAAATTTCCCACTAGGCAAAGTCTTTGCAACAAAGAAAAAGTCTGGTAAAGCCTATAATCCTTATTCAGAAATTCAGGCAGAACTTGAAATTCAATTTCCAGAATTATATATAAAATAATAATAAATAAATAAAAAAGTCCTGAGCATGACTTTAAACTGCTCTCAGGAAAAAACTTGATTTTATTTCTAAAAATTTATTTTTTATTTTTTTTATTTTTATTTTTTTTTATTTTTAAAAATTTTCCTCCAAGGAACCTAAATAAATATTCGTCAGCCGCAAAATAATTATGAAAATTAGAAAATATATAAATCCTTATGAGCCCTTCCAAATAAAAAATATTAACTCGATGGGCGATATTTACAGATTATATATTCTTGATCCTGAGTACGATTACTTAAACTGCTCGTTTCAATTGACAATTAAAATTATAGGAACAAGAAAATGTGCATAAATTGCAACATATCTTTAGAAGAAAATACACATTGTCCTTATTGTTTTGCTTGTAATTTTTGTGAAAATGTTTGTAGTAATCAGTATTGTGAAGAAGAAAATATCTAGGGAAAAAGGGAGAAAAAATGTCACAAGAAAATATTAATAGTTTATGGAAGGAAGAGCAGGAATTTACACAATCTAGTATTACTAGAAGATTAAAAGAAGATTGTGATATTCCTAGTGATTTAGATATTGCAAAAGAAATCTCTAGTAAAACTTTTGGAAAAGAATTTACTTTTAAACATTTATTTGTTAATGGTGAAAGTTGGACATTTAATGGTTTAACTAAAGATGAAAGAGAAAAGATAAATAATTTAAGTAGAGCGCATAAGTTAGATTTATTTTGTAAATTATTTGGACAAAAGAATTATGTTAGTGGTTTAGCCACAGATGAATTAGGTTTACCACATGAAAAAGAATTAACACATAAATTTTCTATTCCATTTGATAGTTCTATTTTTCTAGAATATAAAAATCAATTACAAATAAACGATCCAAATATACAAAATAAATTTGATACTCAAAGTAAATGGGATAATCCTCAAAGTTATTCTCAATATTATTCAAGAGCATATCTAGATGATATTGAAATAGTTTGGAATTTTATTTATCAGAAAAAAACTACTAGAGGATATCTTAATCCTGATAAGCAACTTCTTTTAGGTTTGGTTCAATATTTAATTAATAGATTACAAAAATTAATAAATGATGATCAGGAATTTAATAGGAAGAATAAATTTAACTTTCTTCATCCAGAGTTTAAAGATAATTTATTTTATTTAACAATTGCAAAAGGTATTTTTAATACATTATTTCAACAACATCATACTTATTATAGAAAATTCCTTACTAAATCTCAGGTTGAAGATTTATTTTTTAAATATAAATGGACTGAAGTTAATACAGATTTAGGAATCTCAGAAATAAGTTGGTTGATTAAACAATTAAATGATTCAACTAATAAGAAAATATTAAATCCAGATGAAATTCTCAGGCCATATAACAAATATAAAGAAGAAACAGAAAAGATAAATACAACATTAAACGTAATAGAACTTGCAGTAAAGAAAGAATTTTTCAACGTTAAATAATTAATCAGAAGGGAAATAAAATAATGACAAATCCACAGAAAAAAATAAATCATAAAGATTCTTTAGAAGTTCAAACTAAAAATGCTATATATAACGTTATTAGTGACAAACTTAATCTAGCAGAAAAATTGCAAGAAATTAAAGATGAAATAGCTGAATGCAGATCAAGTATTGAAACTTATAATAATAATTTAGAAGATCAAGAAAGTCTTCTTATTGAGTTAATCGATGAAATTAATTCAACTGATTCTCCGAGATTATTAATAAATGGAAAACTCATGGAAGTGAGAATTGATATTAAAGAAATAACTCTTGATGAATATGACGAATATATTGTGAAGAATAATCTGTAAATCTTTGAGATCATTAAATAAAAATGTTTAAAAATAAAATCTTGAGGTTAAAAAATAAATTAATCTCAAGATTTTTCCTTAAACAGGAACTAAAAAATAAATTCGTCAGGCGTAATTTTTTAGTTATCTAGGAAAAAATATCTAGGATAATTCTCTAGGGAGAAATAAAATGTCATATGAACCAAAAAACTTAGAATTATGGAAAATGCCACCAGATTATTTTGGTGAACACTTTGAAGATCATTATGTGGTTTACTCTAGGACTCGTGATTCGGATTTACTTAATATTAGTAATTTTGAATTTATTCAGAATGAATTAGAAGAACTTCAAGAAAGTTTAGCTAATAAAAGAATTTGGCAATGTTACACAATTCAACATGCAAGCCATTGGGCTGTTGGTTGGGTAGAAATAATTTATGTTCATAAAAACTCAACAGAAATATTAATTAAAGCTGATGAAATCATAGGCAACTTGGATGATTATCCTGTATTAGATGAAGAAGATTATTCTAATAGGCAAATAGAAGAATTTGAAAGTAATCTTGAAAGTGAAGTAAAAGATTTTATTTATGATCATCATGAAGAAATAGATTTTAGAAATTCTAATTATTTTATTGATGAAGCAATGGATGATCATACACAAGAATTATTAAGCGATATCTCTAGCTATATTTCAGAAGATTTAGGACATGGCGTTGGATATGACTCTGAGAATTATCCAGATGAAATAGATATTCTTTTAGCTTTTAAATTTATAGGAATATTTAGAAATCTATATGTTTTAGTTTTAGAAGCTGAGAAATCATGTAAATCTAGGGGACATAATTTATCTGATTGGACTGAAGTTCCATCAGATTATTTTTATAGAAAAGATAATCCAGAATTATTTAATACAGAAAATCTAGCATTAGTAGAAGATAAATATGAACAAGAGGGAATAGAAATTAAACAATCCTTTTCTCATTGTTTATCTTGTAATAAAGAAGTTCAAATAATTATTAAGCCTATGCCAAATGAAATAGATATAAGCGGACAGGCTGTAGCTTTAGAGTGTGTAAGTTAATTTAAAAGGAGAAAAATAATGTCACATTTTTATGGTGTATTAAGAAATAGTGTTAATCAGGATAAAACTTTAAGGGGTTTTAAAACACATGGATTTGATGGAACTCTAGCATCTTGGAATGGTGCAATAGGTGTAAGAGTTTATCAAAATTCAGACGGCAAAGATTGTTTTAGGATTTGGCAAACATCTTGGCATGGCAATGGAATTAATGAAGAAATTGCATCTGGTGTAATTGGAGAAAAAATTAATGGCGAATAACTATAAATGTTCTAGTTGTAAAAAAGTATATGAAAAGAAATGTGTTGATTTAAAGTGTAAAGACTTTAAAGGATTAGATCCTAATAACATTAGATCAGAGCATTACCATTGCATTAATTGCAATAAAGGTGGTTCTCTTTTTCCTAATGAATTAATTGACTTTTTCTCAATCTAAGAAGGAAATCAAAATGAATAAAAATATTTTAAATCCAAACAATCATTATCATCTTTTTGCAGGTGATCGTGGTTATATTCCAATATATTCAGAAACTCATAAAGAATTTTCTAGTGCTACAGAATCTTTAAAAGATTATGTGGAATTGGCAATAGATGAAATGGAAATAGATGAATCACATCCTCTAGCAAAATCTAAATTTTGGATAGATCAGGGTTACGCATCTAATTCAATTCTAGGATGCCAAATAGATAAACAAATAAATGGTAATGGATATGATGAAGAAATCTTTGAGGTAGAGTTTAATAGAGAACTTGTTTCTATTGATTATGCTCAAGTTGAAAACTGTGTTGAGGATAATTGTTTAGAGGATGAATTCCTTCCTTTTTAAATAGATTAATTGGACAAATTAGATAGTCATAGTTAAGGGTTTTAATTGACATTTTCCCATTTCCGCTTTGACTTCTCGCAAGATTTGCCATGTGGCTAAACGTGAAAGCCACACAATTATAAATCATTTAAATGGGGAAGGAATATAAAAATTGGATAAACAGGTTTTAATACGAATTGGGAAAGAAGGTGCGGAACATAATTTTCATAACATTGCTAATTATTTACCACCAATAATCTTAGTAGTTCATGATGAAAATGAAGATGATCAAATATCTTCTCATTCTATAGATGTTAGTAATGAAAAGAGTGCAAGAGAAAAAATTAGAAGTATTGTGATTTCAGCAAATGCAGAACGATATGTATTAATTGCGTCAGCCACAATTACTGAATTTATTCATAAAGCAAAAGAATTAAATAGTATTACAAGTTTAGCTTCAGAAGATTTCGATAATGTTTTAGTAGTTATTTATGTAGAAAATTCTAATGGTTATGAATCTCATATCTCTCAAGTTTCTAATCTAGGGGCTTGGTATAAAATTGATAACTTATTGTTTATGGATAACGTGATAGCAAGGAGTTGGTAAGAATGTCTCCAATAGACGGTCAAAAAGAATTATTGTTTGATTATATTTATGAACGTATGGATGATCAAGAGATTAGAGAAAGAGTTAGAGAATCAGTATTTAATGAATGGAATAAAGATAATAATTTAGTAAAAGATTTATGGGAAACATTACAAGCTGATGATGAATTTAAAAGAGAAAGAATTTATTCAGAAATAGAAAATAGAAAAGAGGAGATTACATGACACTAAATTCAAAAGAAGGTGGACTTAATGAAGTTCAAAAAGTTTTTCATTTAATAGAAGAAACTTTTGTGGGATGGGAAGAAACAATTAGACGTCAGACATCAGATGCTAATGATGAGTTTGTAATAACTAGAGGAGATTTTGAACAAATAAATACAGCAATAAAAGCTCTTCCTCATGTTATGCAGATGCTACAAATATTAACAATGGAAGCACATCTAGGTAAAAAATTAGCTGAAGATATTCAAAAGTTAATAAATAAAGAATTAGAAGAGAGAAAGAAATAGTGAAGTATATAGCAATAAGTAAATTAGTATGTACTGCTATGACTAAGCCTAATAAGTATTCATATACATTATCTAGGATGTGCAAGATTAAGCATGTAAAAGATGTTAGGGAAGGCAGAGCATTATGTTGGTTACATCTTAAAAAGTTTGATAAAGAAATGTTTGAGATTAAGCGATTATTTAATCAGTTCTTTGAATTAATAATTGCACTAGAGCCAGAAAATTTTGATAGGACTGGACATGACACATGGGCAGATAAAAGTAATAGAAGGTGGAGAATAAATTCTAAGTGGAAAGACTTAGAGAATGAGGTAGGTAGAAAAGTATATCAAGAAGAAATTTGGAGTGAATATAACAAGAAAGAAGGAGTAATTAATGTCAGATAAAAACTCGAGTTTTTATAATAATGAATTTAGTAAAAAAGATTTAGATGAATCTCTAGGAGATGATGAAGTATATCTAGGCTTTAATGGTTCAAAGAAAAAACAAACTCAAGAAGAAATAGTTTTTGATAGAGCAAGGTCTACAAGAGGAATGATTCTTATGGCTACAGCTTTACAGTTAACCATTGAAATTATGGAACAACTTCCATCTCCTTATCAGCCAATTTCAGATGTTGCAGACTATAAAAGTTTTAGAGAATACATTTGGGATTTACCAAATGAGTTCTTAATGACTACTGCTTATCCAGAAGGTTGGGATAAGAAGGTTAATTTTCCAGAAACATTATTAACTCAAAATATTTATAGAGGAAAACAAGAATGAGTAAAGAGATTAAACATACGATAGATCATAGTCCTGAGAAGATAGGGACTAGAGAAGATGGAACAGAATATAAATATATAAACATGCCTCCTGTAGTTTCAACTTTATTTAAGTTTGCTGAGGACTGTGTTAATAGAAGTAGTATTAAAGATCAAGAAGAAGGAAAGGATTTCATTATAGAAATGCTTAAGCAAGGAGAAAAACTTGCGAGTTGGATGGAAGAAGTAATTTGTAAGAACTGTAGAGATGAAGATGATCCTTCTATTCATAATTGCATGGCTGATGAACACTTTTGTGTTTCTAATTGTGATGAAAGAGTTTCAACTTGTATATGTGAATGCAATACAGAAGAAATCCTACAGATTAAATTAGATAAGCATAGAAAAGAAATCCTACATATTAAAGAGGAAAGTGATATAGAAAGACTTAGCATTTGTTGTGGTGCTGAAGAACATTCAGATGCTGAAGGGTTCTGTTGTGCATGTAATGAAGCAACACATTTTGAGGAGATGCCTATAGATTAATCACTACTCTACATAAAGTAATAGAGAGAGAGAAAAAAGAATTAAACTATTACGCTTAAATATTTGTATTAATTTAGAGAGAGAAGGAAAGTAAATGGTTGCTATAAAAGATTTATTAAAGGATAAGGATATTCCTTTTGGTGATGGAAAGATTGCTAAAGCAGGAACTCGACTCCATTCATTAATGGTTGGAGATATGGTTAGAGAGTTAGAGGCTAAGCAGGATGAAGAATGGGAAGAATATCAAAGGGATATTGCCTCTGCTATAAATACAATGACTGATTTAATTGCTGATGAAACTGTTGAGGCTGTAGTTCTAAAGAAAAAAGATGATGAATTTACAGTTGAACTTGTTGATAATGTGAGAAAAATAGTTATTAAGTCACGAGTTGGAAAACTAAAGACTCAAGATTCTGAAGAGGCAGAATAATCACTTTACTGGAAAGAGGAGATTTATTAAAACATTTCTCCTCTTTTCTTTTACAAAAAATCCATGAAGAAAAATTCATGAATTAATCGGCATAAAAATTACTCTAGGAACGGTTGACAAGTGAAACCGCTATGAGATATAATTCTAGTCCGATGGAGTCAGGATGAAATTAAGCAGACCTATAACTTTAAAAGAATATATAGGACAAGAAAAAACTAAGAAATCTATTAAGGTTTCTTTACAAGCATCAAAGAAAAGAAACGATGCCTTCCCTCACGTACTTTTGCATGGAGGAAGTGGACTTGGAAAAACAACATTAGCGTACACAATAGCTAATGAATTTGGTTCTAAGTGCAGAACATTTCTAGCACCTACTATTAAATCTCCAGAAGTATTAGAGGTTGCATTACTTAAATGTACTAAGGGAGATATGATTTTTATAGATGAAGTTCATGCTCTTCCAAAGAAAACTCAGGAGTCACTTTATACAGCAATGGAAGATGGAGTAATTCATTATGATAATGGAGTAGTTGATTCTATTCAGTTAGAACCATTTACATGTATTACTGCTACTACTGATCTAGGAAAACTCACTGCACCTTTTAGAGAAAGATTTGGATTTATTTTTCCACTTAGTCCTTATTCCTATAATGAGATTGAATCAATTATAAAAATTAATATAAAGAAGTTAGATTTAAAAATTACTAATAAAGCATTAGATATGTTAGGTAAATGCTCTAGGAAAAATCCTAGAACTGCAAACAGATTAATCGAAAGATGTTATGACACAGCAACAATTAAAGATACTAGAAGTATTAGTAAAGAGATTGTTGATGAGACTATGGATAATCTTCAAATAGATCATAACGGTCTTACTACTTATGACTTATTAATCTTAGAAGCATTATGTATAAAGTTTGAAGGAAATCCAGTAGGACTTAAAAATTTATCTCTAGTGGTAAACATAGATCAGTCTGCAATAGAAACTATTTATGAGCCGTGGCTTTTGGAATTAAATTTAATAGATCGGACTCCTAGAGGGAGAATGATTACTAAAAAAGGATTGGTGTACTTTGCAGAAAACGATTCGCAAAACTCATAAGATGATTGCTATGGAATATCAATATGGAAAACACATTGATGATCTTATTCTTGAAACTCTAGCTAATTCTGAAGGTGAACAAAAAGAAGCAAGTAGAAAATTAAATATGTCTGAAGCTACTCTATGTAGATGGATACATGAACTTGATTTAACAAGAAATGTTTCTAAGATCAGAAAGAACTTTGGACTTCCACCTACAACTAGAGAACTAAGAATGGAAACTAAATCAGGAGAGGAGTTAATTTCCATTGCAGTTATTTCTCCATGTACAGAATGTGGAAAAAGATTTGAGGAATTAAAAATTCATAATGTCACAGGAGTGAATACAGGTAATGATGAACTCATTGCGGTAGTTAGAGATGAGATGAATATTAAACATTGGTTTAAACTTGATCCCTCACGAGAAGAATAACGCTTGTATCTTTATATATAAAACATAGGTGGCAGATATTTAAATTCTTCCATCTTGTATACAACATACAAGAAAGCATTATAATAAAAATAGAGAGAGTAATGTCAACTTTTCCAATAGAAGATGAGTCTATTTTGACTCTACAAACAATTCAAGAAGAATTATTTAAGTTAAATGATAGTAAAGATCAGATAACTGCAAGGATAAAAGAATTAACTGGAGAAGTTGATTCAATATTATTAACTCATTTTTATAATCTTGCTCAAGCATCAGATCGATTAGACCTATCTCCACAATCTGTATTACGTAGTATTCGTTCTAAAAGATATAAAGGAGTGAATATTGGTAATAAGTGGTATGTAAATCGTGCAGTAATTAATGATGAAGTAGAAATAAAAAGAAGATTAGAAAGGGGTGTGTAATAAATGTCAATTGAAGGAATAGACTGGAATGCAAACATAGAAGATTTAGAGCAAGATACTGTTGAAGAATGGGAATTTAATTTAAGACATTCCAACGACAAAGGAGAAAGTGATATTCTTCAAGGTCGTATTGATCCTCAACTTGGAAGAATAGTAGATGAACTTATTCAAGAATCTAAAGGTCGTGGTATTCCAATTAAAACAAGAAGTGACTTTGTTCGTCTTTCAGTATTTAGGACTGCTACTGATTTGCAAAAACATCTTAATAGCGATAACGAGCATGTATCTCATTATCTACTTCATGAAAAACAAATAATGAGTGAAGCACAAAAATCTGCAATGTTAGAAAGAGTTTTAACTTCTGTACAAATGCTTACAAAAGGTTTAGCAGTTCTTTCATCTAGTGGAAGAGAAGATTGGAATGAGGTTAATAAAAGAATTACTAACTTCCTTAAACCTGCATTAGAAATCTATGCAAGCCAACCATTTCTAGGGAAATTATATATTACAGAATTGTTTTCATATTCAAGATTTTCAGAAATCCTTGAATCATTAAAGGCAAATAAAAAGATTAGTAAAATAATTAAGGAGGCACAAAAGATATATGAATCCTAAAACTTATGGGATGCCTTATGACTTTATGAGAGAGGGTCAGCTTGAGGCAATTAAGTGGATAGAGGAAAAGGATTGGTTACTTGATAGAACATCTAAGAAGATTAAAGTTATTGAAGCACCAACTGGAACAGGTAAAACAGGATTAGTTTTATATTTATCTGCTAAAAATCCATCATTAAGAGTTCTCGTACTTTGTGCTACTAAGCTAGAACAAGAACAATATGAAGCAAATGTAACAAATAAATATGTAGGATTTACTTCTGTTAAGGGACGTAATAATTTTCATTGTCACCTTGACAGTCCAATATCTACAACAGAATGCACACATAGCACTTGCTTTGAAACTCATGTTGATACAGCTAAGTGTTCTATTCAAGGTAAGAATAAATTTATATGTCCAATAAGAAGTGAGTGTGCTTACTTCCAACAGATTGATGATATTAAACAAAAGAAAGTTATTGTAACTAATTATGCTTATGGGTTAACCATGCTTAATTATAATCCTCAAGCATTAGGAAGTTTTGATCTTATTGTTAGTGATGAAGGTCATGTGCTAGATGAAATGCTAGAGCAATTCATTCAAGTTAAATTATGGGATCGACAAATGGATCGACTCTATGGTTTGTCTATTCCAGATTTTGGAACAGTAGCACAATGGCAAAGGTGGTGTGAAGAAAATTCTTATGCAATAGATAAACTTTATGATTCAACTCATGATCTTAATGCAAGTGAAATGAGTAAAGAAGAAATAAGTCTAGCTACAAGAGCAGAGACTATAAAGGAATCTTTTGAAAGCATAAAGAGTATGGATGTTAATTGGGTTGTAGAACGACTCAGAGATTCAGTTGAATTTAAACCAGTATGGGTTACTGAACGTAGTGATGATGTTCTATTCTCACATTCACCTAAACATATTGTTATGAGTGGAACTATTCCATCTGGTGAAGAGTTAACTAAAAAGGTTGGGATTAACTCTAAGGATTTTTCTTTCTATAGATTGCCTTATACGTTTCCACCAGAGAATCGTCAGATTATATTAAGACCAACAGCATCTATGTCATCTAAGAATATTGATATGAATCTTCCTGTTATTAGAGAAAAGATAGATAAGATTATTGATAATAACTTAGATAAGAAAATATTAATCCATACAGTTAATTACAAGATTGCAAGATACATTGAGCAAAGAAGTAGACATTCAGATTACTTGTTTACTCATGATAGTAAAAGCAGGACTAGAGTTCTTAATAACTTTAAAAAAGCTACAGCCCCTGCTGTTCTGATCTCACCATCTTTTGATAAAGCAGTTGATCTGCCTGATAAAGAATGTGAATTAATTATTGTTGCTAAACTACCTTTCCCTTACTTGGGATCAAAGGTAATGCAAAAAAGACTAAGAGAATCTAGGAGGTATTACGACCATGAGACATTAGCTACCTTAATACAGATGGCAGGTAGAGGTGTAAGAAATGAGAATGATATTTGTCCCACCATCATTCTTGATTCTTCTGCACCATCATTTATTCAAAGGTGTGGGACAACTGGATTAATTCCAGACGGCATCAAAGTAGCAATTCGTAGAGAAGGAGTTTAAATGGCTACAGAACAAAATTTAAATTGGGGAAACCCAATAGAAGAGTTTCCTAGTGGTGAGTTCTTTGAGGGGGATTTCGATGGGACAATTACGTCCATAGTTTACGAAACCAATTATTCTAGGTTTCAAATTACGGTATCAGTTAACCCTGCGGAATATGAATACGAAACTAGGGGAATGGTATTTGATCCTGATACTCCAGTAGAAATACGTGGATATTATTCGATGGGTGGAACTTACGATGAAGATGATCCCACTCTAAGCACTTGGCAAATATCTAATGATGGAAAGAGTGTAACAGGTGGTGGACTTCCTAGAAGAAATACAAGAGCAGTTAAATTAATTATGGCATTACGTGAACATAGTGGTGTTGAAATGGAAGGCTCTGATTTAGGTTCTTTAGAGGGTGCAACAGTCCATTGGAAAGAAATTAAAGAGGTTGTTTTTAATCCCTCTACTCAAGAGAATGCAGATAGATTTTTTCGCTATCCTGTTTCTCCTGCATTAGGGGCGAGTGGAGATTCCTCTGCTATCACCAATCAAGCAGATTTAGATGAGGCTTATAGCCTTATACAATCTATTCTTGTTAAGAATGGTGACGAGATGATGAGGACAAGAGAACTTCCAACTAAGGCTATAGAGTTTGCTGATGAATACTCTAGTGAAATTGTTAAGTTGGCTTGTGAGACTACAACTATTGAGTCTGCAATTAGATCAGGAAAGATAGTTAGAGTTGATGAGAGAAACATAGCATTAGCCTAAGAATAATTGGGGAAATCTTTAAAGATTACGTGATTGCAAAAAAATAGAAATGTATCTCCCGATAGCAATTAAATGATTAAGCGACAATAAGGTGAAAGTCCTGATCCCCAAGTTATGGAGAGAGAGATGAAAACAAATAGAGTAGAGGAACAAGAAAGAGACTGGAATAATACTTTAACTTCTTCTTATGAAAGTAATGATAGAACTGGAGTACATGTTTCAGACTTAACACTTTGTTTACGACAAACTGCGTTATCTAGACAACATTCTCCTGTTTGGGATGAGTCTACTCTTTATCGTTTTACGATGGGACGAGCAATGGAGAAGAATTTTTTTTCCTTGTTCGCTCCCACCATGACTCAAGAATTAGAAGTTATTAAAGATGGAATAGAAGGACATATAGACTTTGCTAGTGATCCTGTTGACTTTGAATGTAAATTAACGTGGAGTAGAGAACCAGAATCTTCAGATGCTTTATTTGAATCTAAGTTCTGGTGGTTGGAACAAGCCGGTGCTTACACACATATGCGTGGAAGAACCAAGATGAATTTTGTAATTTGTTTCCTTAATCCTGTTCCTAAAATAAGATGCTATCAAGTTGAATGGGAACAAAGTGAACTCGATGAACTCTGGAAAAGGTTCCTAGAGAACAAGGAGTATTTAGAGTTTAAAGAAATACAAGGACTACTACCTAATAAAACTCCTTTGACATGGCTATGTAGAGGATGTGCATATAAGGAAGTTTGTGATGACTCTGGCTAGATTCCAATATGGATATTGCAGTATGAGAACTTGTAAAAGACCAATAGGTTATGATCCCAAGTTAGCTGTATCAGTTAAGGGTAATCCTGTATGTCCTAAGTGTGTTGAGAATATTTTAAATAGAGGTAGGAAAAGTCTAGGCAAAATGCCATTTCCAATTCTACCTAATGCGTATACAAAAGAAAGTTTTGAGAGAAAGGAATAGATGTGAATAATTTTGAGAGTTTGGAAAGTTATTTAAATAATAGACGTAGATTTGTAATGAGTGTTTGGGCAGGAACAGGAATAGGTAAAAGTTACTTTGCACTTACAGCACCTAAACCAATTTACTTTCTTAGCATGGAACCTGAAGGGCCATATTGGAGTTTACAAACTGCTTTAGATAATAAGATTATAAGTTCAGAAGATGTACATATTGATGAGATTATCAGGAGTGCATTAGGTACAAAGGATGTTCCTCTTGTAAGAACTCTTGTTGATGAAGCAAAGATTTATAGATATATGAAAGACACTATTGAGAATGTTATTTCTCAAGGTAATGACAATGGAACTCTTGTTATAGATACAGGTACTACTTGGAATCATTTAGTGCAAGAAGTAGAGATGGAAGAGATTAGTAGAAAGAGAAGTCAACAGGGTAGAGATTTATTTCCCTTTGATTATAGATATGCTAATAAAGCAATGAAGAGTTCTATAGATGCAATTAGAAACTCTAATCTTAACTGTGTGATTACTCATCACTCCAGTAGTGTTTATAACTCTCAAGGTGCTAAGACTAATCGTATTGAATACTCAGGTAATAACCAATTACCTCAATGGGTAGATTTACAAATTCAACTTAAATATTCTCCTGAGAGTAAAGAGAGATATGCAGTTGTAGATAAATGCAGAGTTGATATTGAGAAGATTGGAGAAGAGATAGACAATCCATCTTTTGATTCTGTTATTAAGGCAGTAGGTGGTGCGTAATGTTTAATCTATATGTTCCATATAAAATATCTGAATTAACAGAAAATCGTATTGAGGAAATACATAAGCTACTTGAAAATAATCCTCATATGACTCTTAAAGAAATTGGAGATACATTAGGTGTTACTAGGGAAAGAGTTAGACAAATTATTCTAGTTAATAATTATAAGTTTGAACATCCAAATAGTTTATATAGAAACCATAGAAATATTAAAAGGATTATACGTTTAGGTAAACTACCTAAGATAAGAGAATGCTCTGGATGTACTACTGCAATATCTACACAGAATAAAGGTGGAATGTGTCGTCCCTGTAGAAAAGAATCAAATCTAATTAAACTTATTTGTACTTATTGTGGAAACAAAGCAACCCTATCTTCACAAGCAAGTGCTATGAGAAGATCGCATATTAAGCGTAATAAAATTAAGAATCCAGACCTTGAGTTTTGTTCACTAGATTGTTCAAGTAAGTATGTTGGTAGACGTTTCGGAATAGGAAGCAATAGAAGAATATCAAAGGATTGGAATAAACTGTAATGATAATCATTGATTCAAATCAAGAGTCAATGACTCCAGAACTTAAACAATATATTGAAAAGGAAATTCCTGTTCTTGTTTCTCCACTCGACACAGGAGACATGATGTTTGTTGGAAAGATGAATGGAGAATCTGTAAGGATTGGAATGGAGATAAAGAAAACTCCTTCTGATCTTATGGGTAGTTTAAGAGATGGAAGATTAATGACTCAACTCCCACGATTAACAGAAGAGTTTGATATGCCTTATCTGTTGTTTGTTGGAGAGAACATTAAAGTAGATTTTAATGAAGGAAAGATACGAGAGAGATTCCATCAATCTTGGAAAACATCTTCATTCTCCTATCACTATCTTAACTCGATATTAACTCGATTTGAGGCTAGTGGTGGAAGGATTAGAACATTTGAGAATATGGAACATCTTGCAGTATTTGTTTTTTCTACATTTAGATGGTGGACTAAAGAGGTTCATACAGAAGAAGTATTTTATAGGAAGAGACATAAGTTTTTAGATTGGAAGTTAATGAGTGATCCACTTATAGAAATATATGAACGCATGGGTATAGGAGTAAAACGTGCGACTGTGTTAGCAGAGAAGTATCCAACAATGATGGACTTAGTTCTAGCTGACGAGGAAGAACTAAATTCATTAAGTAATTTTGGTAAGAAAACAGTAAGTAAAATGATGAAATTCATTAAAGGATAAAGAGAGAGATGGTTATAAAAGATAAAGAAAAGATTCAAGTGTGGAAAGAATATAAGGTTGGACTCCAGATTAATGGAGAGTTTGGTGGACAAATACCTAGAAGTAAAACAGAAATAATAAACATGATTCAAGCTAATGCTCCTAAAACTAAACCAGAAGGAGCAATCCAAAGTTTAGATGAGTTAAGTCAGGAAGTGATTTCTCAGATAGATATTCAAGATGAAGAATCAGATGATTACATTCCGGGATGGTCTACATTTAAACGTAATGCAAAGAATGAAATTATGTATGAAGGAAGGTGCGTTAGAGGACACTTAAAGGATTGTGCATTACAAGTTGCAGATTTCTTTCCTGCTATTAAACAGTTCAGAGCAAAGGTTGTTAATGCTCTCTATGTTAAGGAGAGTATGTTTAATGTCTATGACTCTTCACGTAATCCTATTGTAGAAGTGGGTGGAGTTGAGCAAAGGTTTATTCATGTTATGACAGCTAGGGGAGAACGTAATGCTATTAAGTTTTTAGATTATGTTCTTGATCCTTATATTGAATTTACTCTTATGTTAAAGAATGTAAATGCAAGACCACTACATACAATTACTTTAGAGCATATTGAAACAATGTTGGCTTATGGTTCTACTCATGGTTTAGGTGCAGAACGCTCTCAAGGATGGGGTAGATATTCTGTTACAGGAATCACAGAAATAAATTAAACCTGAGATTCGGTGTGAAGTTTACTGGTGTGAAATGAAGACAAGACACTATGTGAATCAAAATGAAATGTAGACAAGATGTTATTTTGAATGGAATGGGATGTAGACAAGATGTGATGTCTTTTATCTTGGCTTGGAGTGAAGTCGAGGGATATGTTGGAATGATATGTAAAAGATTACGAGAGATAAGATTAAGTCGATTGGCATGGCCTGTAGTCAAGAACAGAGTTCTTGTGATGTGATTTGCTATGAAGACAAGACTTGCACTTGATGTGAAGTTTAATGGATACAAGAAGTTGAGTGTATCGTTTTGTAATCAAGAAATGAGATGAGATGGAATGGAAAGTAGACAAGCAGTGAAGTTAATCGGGGTGGAGTGAAGACGAGTACCAAAGTGGCTTCATTTGTTTTGAAGACAAGGAGTCGAATGACTTGAAAGGGAATGTAGCGTAGACGAGTGGTGGAATGTGAATTCTATGTAATGAAGACAAGCAATGAAACGTAATGGATTGAAATGTGATGATCAAAAAATTAAGGGGGAATATGTGGCACAGTTAACTAAAGCAACAGGAGAGCAAGACTTTATCTATCCTAAGAATGGAAAGACTTTTATATTAGATGAAATTCAAGGGTATGTTGGAGGAAACTTCCAACATGTTCCTTTAATGAATCCATTCTCAGAGTTCGATGTAATGCTTTGTGATGAAGATGGAATAGCAAATAAAAAACCAATTAATATGTATGCAACCATACTTGCACATCAACCAATCTTGGGAGATGTAATGACTTGTAGGTTACTAGAAGGAGAGTATGTTGAGTAGCTTTAAACCATCTTGGGTTAAATCAGCAATAGGAATAGAGGATAAAAAAGAAGATAGAATAACTATTAAGAAGTTAATTAATGAGTCTCATGAAATAGCTAAGTCAAAAGGTTGGTGGGAAGAGGAAAGAGATATTCCTCATTGTCTAGCGTTAATTCATTCTGAAGTTTCAGAAGCATTAGAGGCATATAGAAAACATGGGTTAGTATCTTGGTATGAAGGTCATGACCTTAAACCAGAAGGTATAAGTTTTGAATTAGCAGATACAATTATAAGAATATGTGATCTAGCAGGTCACTTGGGTATTGATTTGGAGAAAGCTATTAAAGAAAAGATTACTTATAATAAAGGAAGGTCGTATAGGCATGGTAGTAAAAGAGCATGAATATATTAATAAATGCCCTAAGTGTACTTATGATTACATAGTCCTTGAAGACTTCCCTGTATGTATGTCATGTGGTTATGAGGAATATACTCAGCCTATTTCAAGAAAAGTTGTTCCAAAAGCTGAATACTTAAAAGGCAATGTATTTCTAGTCTCATATGATGGAATGGGAAGAGCTTACAAAAAAATAAAAATCAAAGTCATTATAGGAAAAGAAGTAGATGCTCAGTTACGTAAAACAGGAATGCCACTTATAACTCCTACTTGTCCCATGTGTTCAGAAAAGAATATTAAGATGAAACTCAGACGTAGTAGAGGTAGAACTCCACAGATTCACACTAAGCATTTTAATAAAAAATTCTATCGCAACTATCACTGTAAAAATAGACACAGTCTTTGGTTAAGTGATGGAGAGTATGAGATGACATGGCATTAAGAAGGAAGAGAGGTAAGAGTAATAAAAAACGTATTAGAGAAAAGTTTTATGTACGTAAGTTACAGAATCGACATAAGACTTGTAAGAAGAGAGGTATATATAAAATTAAGGAAGAAGCTCAAGTGGTTGCAAATGAATACAATAAAAACTATTTGTTTGCAGACATGAGAGTTTATTGGTGTGTTAGACATGAAGGTTTTCACACAGGTCATTGGAATAAATGGAATCAAAATAAAAAGGAAATAGAATGGAACTAAAAGATTTGATTGATAATGAAATACCTCAAGCACAAGGTATACAAGATTTACTTGAAGAAAGAGTTAAGATTAATGGATTTAAAAAGGAACTAGATAATAGAAGAAAAAGTATTGACTCTCAGTTGCGTAAATTTTGTGATAACAATGAAATAGATAAGCTATTAACAGATAACATTAAATTAACTATTGTATCTTCCTCTTCAGCAGGAAAGTGGGATAAGAATAAACTTGTAGTGATGTTATCAGCTATGCAATTAGAAGAAGTCTATAGTGAAGGTAAAAAATTTAAATACATAAAAGTAGAGGAACAGTAATTGATACAAAGTGATTATGTCCCTAAGATTATTAATGGTTACATAAATGGAATGAGGACAAAGGATATAGCTAAATATCTAGGCGTTGGACAAAGCACCGTACAGCGTTGGGTCAAGAAGTATAACGATAAGAAAGTTCTTGTTGAAGAGATTCCTGATCATCCTCATCATTATCTGATTGAAACTCCAAATGGAAAAACAAGTCAAGGTATATGTAAGTATTGTTTACTTCAAAAAGACTTTAATAATGTAGGTCAAGCTAATATTGCTTGGTTAAGAAATAAAGACTTAACTTAAACTCCACCAGTCCATAATTGCAGTACACCTAGATCATAAGCTGAATATCCACTAGCACCAATGTTAGTTGTGGTAACTAATGGATCAGTATTTGTAGTTTCAATTGTGTAGTAGTAATACCAATCTGTTGTATTTCCTGTTTCATTAATCATATGATTTACAAAAATAGTTTCATCATGTTTATGAGCAATCACAGGTTTATAATCTATTTCTACTCCAATTAAACGAGCATCAGCATTTCCACTAGCGTTATGAATCATTGTATCTAGGGCATGACTTCCCTCACGAGTGATTGCAAAAACTACTGGATTTAATCCTCCTGAAACAGGAAAGTTAATAGAATCTACATTTAAATCATATGTAGAATTTGTATTATTTGTAGAACTAACAATTGATGTAGAATTTGCAAATGCACCATTCAATCCTTTGTCATCTTCTAGGTTAAAAGATTGAAGATTCCAACGTACATCTAGGCCCGAAAGCGGTGGACTTATTTGACCTAAATAACCTGTAGTAAATCCACTATACCAATGAACCTTAAAAGTATTATCACTACCAATATTACTTGTATCATAATATGGAAGTCTAGCTGTAAAAAATGCAGTAGTATCTACAGCTTGTGGAAATGGAATATATTGTGAAACAAAATTCGTATGTCCATTATCTATTGCTCTAGCGTTTGCACCAGTCCATGATCCAAGAGTTGTTCCTCCTGTATCACCATACATATCCTTTACCCCTACCCATGTTTGTCCACTAGAAACAGATTCATTAAATTTATGAATATGAGTTTTAATAACAACTGGACTTCCACTTGCTTGTACCCTATATAACTTAACAGTTATATCATCTAGGGTTGCATGAACATCTGGAACATTAATCTGCAAATCAAACTGATACAAAGCATCATCAGTAGCTGTTCTTGAAATCTTTGCTCTTTCTGGTGGAGTACCTGTTGAGGTACTTACCCAAAGAGATGAAGTATCATGTGCTTCCTGTTCAAATTCAATTGTAGTTTCGACTCCATTTGTAATAGTTTTTACAGAGCTTGTGGTAGAATAAACTCTTGCAGAATCAACATTTGATGCCATAGCATCTGTTCTAAGATTATTGTAATGAGTTGCAAGAACTGTATCCCCTGCATTTACATTTGAACTAACATACGTTGGCATTTAAACCTCTCTTGTAATTACAGAAAATACTGATACATCTGGAATTAAAATATCATGCCATTCATCAATGTTTCCACTTTTCTCATGACATCTTATTTTTAAGTTAGAGTCACCATTATCAGTTAAGAGCATATGAAATTCTTTTGTAGAAAGAATTGTTTCTCCCTCAACATCAATATCTAGGCCACGATCAGGAGTAAAGAAAACTTCAATTTTCTTGGCTTGTGATACTTTCTCCAGAAAGGATTTCGGTGATATTGTTTGGATTGTGTCCATTTCTTTCTGCAAGTCTTTTCTCCAGTTGTGCAATCTGTTTATCTTTTAAAATATTTTGAAATTGAACCCCTGCTAAAGGATTCATTTCAAACAATCTATTTAGATCCTCTAATTCTATCTCGATATTAACAGATGGATCGTCATCCAGTATGCTCATTTCTCTCTCCTAATTACTTTTATTAAACCCCAAGCATCAGTCATAACATCAGATAATTCCTCTCTACTCATTGACGTTTGACTCTCAGTTCCACGACAAGTTTTCATTAACCGCCACAATGCAATCAATATTCGTGGACTCATGTTTCACCACCTAACACTAAAAACTATTCCTATGGATGAAGCTATTATTATTCCTATTACAGCTAGAAGGAGATTCTTCACCCAACTCTGCCCTTCTTCTAACCTTATCAATCGTGATTCTATATGACTTAAATGATTATCTTTTAATATACGAATTGTTTGTTCGATCTTATCTAGGCGTGACAATATATCAACTCTGTTGGTTGATGTTACCATTTCTCCTTCCTCAAACACTATTCACCCTCAAGTAATTTCATGCCAAGTGCTATGATCCCACCTGTACAACCTGTAGCAACTGCAATCATACTTCCATCTATATCCATTATTAATGCCATAACACTAATAGTTGATAAAGCAATAATTGCCATAAAAACTTGTGGTCGTATTTTTCCCATCCAACTCATTGGATTTCTCCCTTACTTCTATTACTCTAGGCGAAAGTTACATTATATTTTTATTATAATTTACAAGCACAAACATCACAGGTTGTGCAAAGATGACCTTGTGTTCGTGCGCATATACAAGGTAGATCAGATGTGTGTACTCCATCCCATGTACCTGTATCACTTTCTTCTTCGGGAACATTCATAAATGGAAATTGCTGTAATGAAGTCTGACCTTCAAATGCTCCTGTTTTATTATGAGCATTGTAGTAAAGACCATCAATACTTATATTAGGACAAATCCTACATCCACAATGCCACATAATTTCATTACCACTTAACGCTACACCACTAGCATCACTTGTATAAAAACAATTACAATTACCATGTGTAAAGCAACTGCATCCTGTTGACGCATCCCCTGATGTACAATCACATCTACCTCCACCATCTACCCCATAGATTGTTGCAACACGTTCAGTAAATGTAGTTCTTGGTGTCCAGTTATTAAAATTAACCATTTCTATATCCTCTATGATTGTATAACTTCAAAATCTATTATTACATCTAGGCTTTTAAAATCACTAGATGTAGCTCCGGGAGCGGCAACAGCAGCATTTAAGGACATTCCAGCCGTCATATAAAAGGGTTTATCTATGCAATCTGTTCCATTATCAGTTGGTACTATTCCACTTTTAAAAGGCGTAGTAGTTGTTGAAACTGGAGATGTGGCAGGAATAGTAAACAGGACATCTCCAGAACCATCTGTAGGTGATGCAGGAAAGCCACTCAAAGAAAGACTTAAAGACATTCCAGTAGCTACTTCTGGATTACAAGCAACTATCTGATTAATTTTTACAACTTGATTAACTGTTGCAGAGGGAGGGGTAACTGTAAATAGTGTAGAAGGGTCAGCACCCTTTACAACAAATCCATATTGATTACTCCAGTTATCTCCACTACTGTTAACATTTACACCAGAAGTTCTAGCGTCTGTTCTAGAAGCTATAGCAGGTCTATATGCAAAAAAGCATTCTGAATGCCAAGAATAATTTGCATTCCAAATATTATCCATTAAAATACCATCACCTGCTGTAAAATCACCTCTATCACCAGAATGCTGTCCCCCACGACCCGATACAAAAACGAAATCTCCGGGTAGCGTATCTAATCCGCTGAAAGAGTTAGCATCTGCGGTAAAGTTTGACCTAGGTGGTGTATAGGCATCTTGGTAATAACCACTATAATTTGAATTATCATGTTGCATATAATTCCCACCCCCTGTTTCCCTATAGCCAGTTTGTGATGGCTGTAAACGAAATGGATTTGCTTGTCCATTTGTATTGGCAATCTGAAAGCAACCTCCTGCACAATAGGTGTACCATCCATAACCACCTTCATAACCATGATACTCAATAGTTAAAGTACCTGCCCCTGCTGTAGGATTCATAAGATAATAACAATCAAAGTTTTCCCCAAAATGACTCCATTGGGGAGAAGCGGCGTTGGCGGCATGATAATCCTCATTTGGGTGAGAAACAAAAGTTTCAGGTACATTTGTACTTGATGGAGTCCATCTAGGATAGTATTGAGCCGAAGAAGTTGGTGGAACTTCTATGCCACTTTTACTATTTGCACTAACAATAACTAACATGGAATCAGCTTGATCAGAATAAGAACTAACATCATTTACAGTCATGCTAACACTTCTATCATTATTGGATTGATTACTAGTAGTCCAATATGTTAATTCTGATTGTTGTGCTATAACAGGTTGTCCAGACGTAAGAGTCCACTTTAGTTTTCCTAATGTCATATCAGCCATAGTTGCGATATTTGGATTTGCCATAATTCTCTCCTAACTTTTATAAACTAATGAGTGTGCGCCCCATAAAAACCATAAGCTGTGCTATAAAGTAACGCCAAAGCTAACGCTGTTCCTGCGCCACCTCCACCACCTGAAGACGCCACCCAAGTTGCTACTCCATTTACATCAGAGGTTAACACTCGATCAACATCTGCATTGTTTGCAATACGTATAGTTTGAGTAGCACCAATATCTAAATCATATGTTGGACTTGCTACTCCAATCCCTACCTTAGATTCAAAGTTGGAATCTCCACCAAATGTACTTGTTCCATCAAATCTTGATGCACCATCATCAACAAATAATGCGTAGTTATTCGTACCTTCAGTTGGGGCATTCGCTATATAAAGCGTACTTGCATTAGTAACAGTTCCTGATGTAAGAGTAATATTAGGCTCATTCACAACTAAGGATGCAACCTGTGTATGGGTGTTACTTCCATTATTTATTGTGATGCCACCATCTGTTCCACCAACTTTTAAAAGCCTATGATCATTAGTTCCACCAGTTATGCTAGTTGTTCCACGTATGTACATTTGAGAGCTTTCTGTGGTTACTGTTCCAAGTGTAGGATTAACCACCATGTTCCCTGCTAAAGTTAATACATTAGCACCTATTGCCATTATCGTTGCATTCTGATCAAAAGATAAATTACCAGTAATTGTTTCATTACCAGTAACATTAACGGCTCCTATCATCTCCATAGAGCCATCATCATTAATTCTAAATCTAGCTGTACTATCTATTGCCCATTGAATAGCATTAGTAGTATTCCATTGGAATGGAGCGGTTGCAGAGTCTGTTGCAGGTGCAGAGAGAGTAAGTACAGGATCATTCGTAGTAAGGTCTGCTGTTGCTGTAAGAATCGCTGTATCAGCAGATGATATTGAACAACTAAGTCCAGAAGGAAATCCAAGAGATGGAATTGAAACATCACCAGAACTACCATCTATAATAATTCTATTGTTTGTTCCTAGTGTAGTTCCTTGACTAAGCACCCAATCATCATTGGTTGTACTATTGTCTATTCCACCAACATACTTAATTACGCTATCAACTAGATAGGTAATCTTTACATCATTACCACTAACAGCACTTAGATTGAAATTACCACCAGTAACGTCAAAGCTATTAGCGGATATCTGGTTAACATAAGTTGCGGAAGGAGATATTGATATACCCATAAATTACCAACCCCTAACAGATAACGTGTTACTTGGCATTGTAATATTACCCGATGTTACATATGCAAAAATAGAAGTCATCTCTATCTCCTCTTCTGATAACCACCAACTCTGACCATCCTCTAGGACAAGATCAAAATTAGTAGGAGGAGTACCAGTTAATGCTTCATTAAATTTAAAATAAGCTCTACCGCCAGTATCATTATGAATGGTAACTATAGTGACAGGAGAAGCAAAAGCTAATTCAGAACTTGTATTTTGTGTAATATTGCCAGTTGTTGCAATACTTGCACCACTCTTAATAGCCAAACCAGACCTCCTTTCAAAAGTTATATACCAGTATATTACAAGATTTTCTGATGGAGCTTTTGTAACATCAATATTTACTCTAGCCCACATACCACTATCTATAGCTGTTCCAGTAAATAGACCTGCTTCTTTAAGGTCTATATTAGAAGAACTTGTTGTTATTTCATTAGTAGCAAATGAGACAATAAAACGAGCAGTCCATTGGCTAAACACAGAAGATGAATTTATGGCTTTCCCATAAGATGATCCTGTATAAACAGTAGGTGTTTGAAGTCCAGTATCAGACCCTGCAACTGTATCAGTACCAGTTCCCACCATAATATAAGAAGGAGGAGTAACTGATGTTCCAGTCATAAAGGATGCTAAATTTGCTCTAGCTGAATCAACTACAGCATTTTGTTTACCAAAAGGTAATACTCTTCTAATAAAATTAGGAATCCATTTAAGCCACCATTGAGAACCAATTCCTTCTCCACGCCTTTTTACCTTACCGTTCTCATCAGTAATCTCCCAATGAACATAACCTTTAACTGCAAATTGGTCTATGAAATTATTTCTTTCTTTCATCATGCGTAAAGTCCTGTGTATCCCCATCTAACTGAAACATTAGCAGTTCCTGTAGCACATTCATCTGAAGTCCCACCTCCACCCCATATATATGTAAAGCCTGTTATGGCTCGCTGTCTTATTTTTACAGCATCAGCAAGCGTTAAATCTCTTCTTAAATGTTGTGAATTATTAATAGGCGAATTTGGATTAGCAGGGGTAGAGGTAAATGTTTCTGCATATAAGTTAGCTAATAGTGATGCTAATGAATTTGCATCATCAACATTATTTTGATTTGACATTAAAGTCTCAAGCCTCTTGGAATATTTGCATATTGTATCTGTGTTTCAATAATATTATCGTTTAAAGTTAGATCGTCAGCAGGTGTTAATATTCTTTTTGATACACTTATTACCCACATTGTTTCATCTATTTCTTCTCTATCCCAAACAAGATTAAACATTTGTCCTGCTTTCCAACCTTTTTGTAAAGTTGTAAATGATCCTCTTTTTAGTATCTTACTTTTTCTATCAAGTAAAACTTCTACTATCTCATCTAAAGCCTCAATTCCCTGTACAGCTATTTCGGATCCTTTTGAGAACACAAACTCATGAACACCATCACCACCTGTTGCCGCTGATATTTCAGCTATACGTTCTACATCTAGTGCTTCGTGTTCGTTATTTGTCTCATACTGATAACTAGTGCTAAATATATCTCCTACATTTATCTCGTCTGGACATAACCTAATATAAGAATTATTGATTCCTTGTCTTCCTACATATAAGAAAGCATTTTCCCCTGCTGTACTAAAATCAGTAGCATCTCTAGCTATATCATCTAGGTTAAGATCAAATTCAGTAACCACACTACTACGATTTCTATACACATATGCAACATCTAATTCAGAAAATGGTCTTCGCTCTAGCTTATAAGTTATTCCTTCTGAAGCAGCTTTCGCATCACAAGCAGGAAATACTTCAATTTTAGTTTCATTACTTCTTATAATCGCATTCTTAATAATTGCCTTAGTACCTATACCATCTATAGATTCTTCAACACTAAGATCATAGAAGTTTATAAAGTCTGTTTCTACATGAAGAGAATGGTTGCCGTTAACGATAGGTAAAAAGGTTGCCCATATTGAAGTTGATGGTCTAAAGTTAATCCGCTTATCAAAATCTATCCACCATACATGACCAGTTTTTTGAGCAAGACTACTTATAGCATCAGCAGGTGCTACTCTTTGAAATATCTGCCTTCTAATAGTTGGCCCGATTTGTATTGCATATACATTACCAACAAGAGCATCTACGTTATTATAAAAAGTATTATAAAAATAATCCCCTAAAGGATTATCTGCTATTGCTGATTGTCGTAAATCATAAAGAATCTGTTCTATCATTCCATGTTCAGTTTTACTACCAGTAGATACCCTAGGAGTTGAAGCAGTATCATAAACTTTATTTAAATATCTACGATTTAACATAAAAGTATAATCTGATGCAAGACAGTTATACTCAACCACTTGATTGGCTTCTCCCATTATTCTTTCCATTTCAGTAATAATGCCACCAAATATTTTAATAGAATCATCTCTGATAATAATTTCATTCCCTACATTAGGAGAATCATCTGCATCTGTAGCTCTGATAATAAACTCACAGTTATCTCCTGTACTTTCCATGCTGTCTTGAATGTTGATACTTTGAAAATCAACATCATTACTACGGTCAACTGTTCGTATTTCTATTGTTATTGCCATTACATACGACCGCCATAAGTGGAAACATTAATATTTGATGAAACTGCCTTTACTACTTTTGTGGCTAACTGATCATCACTCTTAACCACATTATCATAAACATTTACTGTTATACCTCCATATCCATGTCTAAAGGGGCCTCCTTCTTGTTCTCCACTAAATCCTTCTCCTAGTGAAATGACATCTTGAAATCCAGTTAAGCTATCTAAGTAATTAGTTAATGTTGTGTCAGTTAAAGCATCTCGTATTGCTGTAGTTGCTTTTGCTACAGCATTAGCTTTTTCTTTAAGAGAATCAAATGTTCTCTGTAGGTTAGTCATACCACCTGATTTAGCAGTCATGCTAGCCTGAGTAGCTAATATTGAAAGTTCTTTAACTGGATCATCTGAATCAAAGGCTGCTTTCATATTTTTTTGAAAGTTTATAAATGCTAATCCTACTGTAGAATTATCTTCCCCTAATGGCTTGACTATAGCAAAGGCTTCATTAAAGCTAGTTTCCATTCTTGCAATGGAGAATACTAGTTCGGGATTAACAGCCGCTACTTCATCTTTAATTAAATTTGCAATCCTAACAGCCTTTGAATTTTTTCTTACCCACGGGGTTTGAAGCACTTCTGTACCACCAGTTGCTAGAGCTAAGTCTATTGCTTTATCCATCTGGCCAACCCAAGCCTCTGGGTCAAATGTATCTAAGAAAGGATTCCAATCTACTCCTGCTTCTGTAGCTATATCTTTAAGTTGACCAAATGTTATATCACCTGCATTTCCAAAATCTTGAAGTATTTTTATTGCTGCTGCTCCCTGTTTAGCAAGTTCACCCATAGACATTTCTACACTACCTATAGATGGTATTCCTGTATCAGCAAAGCTAGTTACAGATTCTAAAGCGGCTTCAACAGATTTCTCAAAATCATCTGTTCTGGATTTAGTAACTAAGAATGAAGCAGCAGCAACTTTAAGTGCATCTGATGTAGGTTCAATACCCTGAGCCCTTAAAGCCATCTGTGCTTGTAATAAAGCCTTAACTACTTCTTCCTCATCCTTCGTTGCTAATCCTAATTTATCAACAACTCCTACTGCTCTTTGTCTTGCTAAGTCCATTGATTCCATTGAACGAGTAACTATAAAAAAGCTATTGCCAAGTAACTTCATTTCTTTACGTTCTTTTAAGATCTTCTTAATACCTTTAAAAGCTAAAGCTGCTGCTACTGATAATGCCGCAAAACTAAATGTTAATGGAATATTTGCAGAGAATTGTAAGAAGATTAATGAGAAAGCCAATCCCATAACATCTCCATTTAACGCACTCATACCAAGCATTGCACCTTGAGCGGCGGCTCCTGAATTTCGTATGCTATCTTGCACCCCAATAGCGGCTCCCTTCATAAATACCATACGATTATTTAATTGAGTAACTTGTGCTTCAACAGCTTTTAAACCTGCCTCCTGTTCTCTAAGTTGTGTTACTCTAGCTTTACCGAGAGCAGTTGAAACACCCTCTGTTTTTAATAGAGTCTCAATTGCCATTCTTAATTTATAAACTTGAGAAGTGTTTAAGCCAGACTGAACACCTAAATCTTGATGTCTCTTTGTTAGGATTACAGTTTCTTGACCAAGATTTTTTGCTTTATTTTGAAGATCACTATAAGAACCTCCAACCTCTTTCATAGAAGCTACTTGATTCTTTGCAGTTAGACCTGTCATTCCTGTTTCAGAAATAACATCTTGGTCAAAACCTTGCTGTTTCATTAACTGTTCTACTTGACGCTTTTCAGCAGGAGTAGCAGGGGATGTCATATCTACCCCTCTTGCTGCTTTTGTACGCATATCAGGTCTTCCCTCTTTTGTAAGAGGTACTCCTGCCGCTGTTCCACGTACCTGTTTTAGCAAGCGTTGATATTCTTGCCCTGCTCTACGAAATGCTTTAACGGCATCTGTAGCATCACCAGTTAATATAAAACTACTTGTTGCTTGTGACATTTATATATTCCCTATTAAGACTTAAAGGTAAATTGACCACCAGTTGGTCTACCTGTTGTGGGATCAACACTTCCTCTAGGTAATCTATACACAACTACAGCATAGCCCCTATTCCTATGACTGGTTTTTATTGGTTTAGAAACTTGCTGTTGACCATCTGACATGACCGAATCAATAGCATCTTGAATGATTTGTAAAGTTCTAGTTCCTGCGGTTTGGTAATTACTATCAAATAAATCATCTACGATAAAGTTAGGATTTGCTTTTGTCATACCAAATTTTGCAATATGCCTAATAACATTAAACATTTCTCTACCTTCTGGAATACCTTTACTTCTAGCCCATTCCATAAGGTTTGATCTAAATTCTCCTGTACCCCCTGCATCCATTGCACCCATTTGATTTGATCTAAGTTTTGCTCTACCCATACCTTCAGGACTATCTCTACGTTGACCACCTAAAATTTGGCTATTATAAAAAGCACTATGTCTAGGAGAAGCATCTTTAGTATGATGAATATTACGAATATTTGGGTCTTGTTCAGCTATGCTTTCACCTGAACCTGCCGGTGAAGCTCCATGATCTAGATAATATATTTTTGAAAAAGGCGTTCCATCATTTGAAGAGGCTCCTCCATCGTCAGCCCAAAATATATTAATTTCCCCTCTAGGATCAATTTGAATATCCCAGTTAGCGTCATTGTTTATTGAGCCACCTAGTCGACCTGTAGCTTCAATAGGAAAGCCTTTTCCTTTTGATTGAGGTGAGCTATATCTATTATTTAGTTCTAATTGCATTCCCTCTCTAATCCTAATAGCAATTAAATTTAAATCAGACAATATCTGATCGTCAAAATTACTAATATAAGAATCAATTGAATCTATAAGATTAGTATTAAAAGGAATATTATTTACAGGCATTATCTTCTTCTGCCTCTTCCTCTAGCTGTAGGAGTTGACCTATTCATTTTAGCCTTATGTCTTTGATCTTGAACTTTCGTTTGTGCATTCTTTCCTACTACCCATTCTTTCACCCTCATAATATCCCATACTGTTGCATTTGCTCGTACATCCCACGGTGTAGTTCCTAACTGTTCTGCCAGAGCAACATCCCACATTTCATGTGGAATTGGACTACCACCATTAGAAGTCATAGATGCTATGAGGTTTCTCCTAAATCCGATGTATCAGGTAAATCATGTCCCATATCTTCAGTCATCTTAGTGATAATAAAATTTACAAATGTATTTGGTAACTTACCTACACTTTGCATATCCTGTGCAGGAACAGGCATAATTGGCCCACCTTCTTCTTCTGGTATATTCCATTCGATCACCATCTTCTCAAACATGTCTTCAACATATTCTGAATCAGGTCTAGTTAAATCCCTATCATCTCCAAATAAAATTTTTACATCTGAATATTTCATTCCTTGTAATAGGCGTATGTCTACCCAATATTCTGGTGATCCTACCTCACTTAATGTTATACGTGTTTTTGATTTTGGTAATGGCATTGACCGATTCCTCTCTCGTTGTTGTAACCATAAAAGACCCATTTGATAAATACGATATTACCTTTAGACTTCCATGAACTCGTTTGATTTCAACTCTCTCAACTTCAAACCTCTCACTTTCTAAAGTAAAAGAGTATAAGATTTCTGATTTCTCTCTCTTGCTACATAGCCTTCTAACTTGATCTAATATATCTCCTTGCCAATAATATTGTTGACCTTCACGTTCTAATGGAGGAAGTAGACCTTCTCCTCTCCAGTATCCTAAAGTTCTTCTACTTAGAGAGAATCCTTCTCCCTCTAGTTCATCTATTACTTCATCTTGAGTAAACTGTAAGCCTTGCACTACTACTGTAACCTTTGCTTAAAACAAGATAGTATTCGTCAATACTACCTTGCGAGAGAGAGGAGACTAATAAGTTGGGGGTGTTGTGGCATTAACCCCTGATTCTGTAAGCTGAACTTCTACAGGTGATTTATTTGTAGCAGTAGCAGTTGTACCATCATAAGTATCACCACTTACAGGAAGAGCGGATGCAGTTGTTAATGCTCTAGCTGAAATTGAAATAGTTGAATAAGCACCACTTGTATCTAATTCTAATGGAGATTCAAATGGACTAGAAGCTGCCATTCCAATAATAACTGATCTTTCACTATTATCATCTTCAGTTCCCTGAGAAATAGCTACCTGAGTCTTCTTGCCTCCACCCATTTGTATGGCTTGGTTAGCACTTGAAAGAACACCACTTGAATTTCGATTACGTAAGAATGCAAGTTCTGTAGCATTAACTTCAGCAACTGTACTCCAAGTTACTGCTAATGGGCCAAGATAAACATCACTATAGTCCTGAGTATTTCCAAGTGTATATATAGTAGATGCTTCTCTTGTCATTGTTAATTCAAAAGATATCAATCGTGCATCATTTCCAGTAAGAGTTGTTCCCATAAGCGTGGGTTGATACTTAGCTGTGCCACTAGCACTATTAGCCCAACCTAAAGCAATATCATTGCTTAAAGTTTTTGTTTGGCGAATTGTAGTTTCAGCACTAACAACAGTAGCAGGTTGTCCAGTTAAACTAGCAGTTACTGTTACAGCACCTTCACCTGCATTTAATGACATACCCATATCAGTTACACGACAATCTAGCCATTGAGCATCGCCTTCACCACCAATAATATTTCTAGCTATCGAAAGATATTCTTTTGTATTACCCAATCGAAAGTATGAATCCATTGTTGTTTTAGTAGCAGCAACTCTCTGATGCCTCATGGATGCTCTTTTTTCTGTTGTATCTGGTGTTTCTCCAGTTGCAGGTAAAGCCCCTCCTCCTGTACTAAGAAAATTTCTCAGAAGGATTCCAAACACACTTCCTGTTGCTAGGGTTGCAGGAGTGCTTGCTCCATACATCAATGGAAACTCAAGAGTAATTTCTGTAAAACCTACTCCTTGATAAGCACCGAAATCCATTGCGTCTGTACCACGCCTACCAGTATCGAGTATTTGTTCAAAGTTTTCAGTAGCGGAAAATGAACCTACATCTGTAACTACAATATCGAATGCACTAGCAACAGAGCCTTTAGCACTTTGCCGTCCTATTCCAATGACTTCTTTTGCACTAACTATTGCCATTTCTTAAACCTCCGCTATCTTGTATAGGAGCGTCCACTCGTTTCAATTACTACTCTATGCACATTGAATGTTGTTTGGCTTCTATACAAATATACTTCACCAAACTGTTCAAAACTAAAATTAGAAGTTACTCCATTAATAAACTCAATATTTGCATTACCTAGAATATTCTTATTCTTTTCTAGAGTCCATACAAGTTCTTCAGTTTTATCTTGTATATATTGATATGAACGATTAAAGTCACCATGAAACGCCATTCCTGTGACCATCATACCATGAACCATTTCATACTGATATTGATTTGAAATCGCATCTGTAGAAACTGCCATACGATTTCTACGCATAAACCAACCTTCATATTCTGGTTGGGCTAAATCTTTATGGACTGCAAGTTTATTTAAAAAATCTATATCAGTTGTTACAGGTTCAAGTTCTTCAGTAAAAACATTTTCACATTCAATAGAATCCAATAGTTTTGATAAAGCATCTTCTAGGACAGGACGTATAAATATATTATTACTAGTATCAGAAGCATTTCCTGTAACCATTAATTATGTTCCTGAGAAAGAATGGAACATATAATTATCACCTGTTACATATCGCTGATCAAATTCTCTAGATGCACTAGCACCCACAATGTCAGCACCACCTAATTCACGAACATATTTTTCACGAAAATGATCTCCAACATTTCTAAATCCACTACTCTTATTATTCATAGAAATATAAGAAGCTCCGGCAGGTGGATCAATTGCTTTCTCTGCATGAAATTGAAGGGTAGAGGCGAGTTCGGAAACAGCTAGAAACACTACTGCTTTTTCATGTTGACTAGGCAAGGTAGAGGTTGTTGAGTCAAGCGTGTGCCTAGTTGTATAAGTGATAAGCAATGTTGTACTAGCAGAAGGAGAGTGATTAGGAAAATAGAAGTATCTAGTAGACGCATCTCTATAATATTTCCAATCTCCATTATCTTCAGACATAAACTGAGGATGCTCATCACTACCTATTCTAGAACTGGCATCATAGTCAATAGATAAGATAGTGGAGAAATCATTCTCCCAAGAAGCTAAGTTGGTTAAGGGGTAATACTTGCCACTATCTCCAACCTCACTCTCTACCACAATTTGGGGAAAGTCTCGTGAATATACAGTTATTGCCTGTGCAATAGCTTGATCAACGGCATTATCCCCAACTTCATTTTCACCTGTAAAAAAAGGAAATGTTCCAGTAATATTTCTCATCTCTGAACGTAAGGTTTCCAGAGTAGTAGCCATCTTATCCCTTTAGAACTATCTTTGCGGTTACTGTCATAGATGGTGAACTTGATCCACCAACTGTAGGATTTAATCTAATATATTTTCCCATTGAGTTAGTAATCTTTACAACAGGAGCATAGTAATCAACTGTAGGATCACTAATTTGAGTTACATCAGAATCTTTATGCCACTCACCATTATCATGTGAGGTTTCAACATCAAAGTCTATGGTTGGACTTGTTCCTGATTTAGCAGTTACCTTGATATAGATCGAGGCTTCGGTAAATCTCCCACACTCAACAGAAGAAGAGGATGTGCCTGTAGCAGATATAACTTGATCGGAATATAGTGTTCTACTAACATCCTGTACTGCCATTAGCCTATCTCCTGATAAAATACATCTACACCTTCTCCACTTGTATCAACATCAATCCATATATTTCTTAGATCAATTCCTGTGTGGTTTCCTGAATACATTGGAGCTTCAAAGGTTATTGTTTGATTAGCATCTAGGTCAGGATATGTGTTAGCAACATCTGCATCCCCAAGATAGATATCATTAGTGTTACCTTTCTTGGCTCTAAAAGTAACTGAGGAGACAAGTATAGTAGAAGTAGCAATTCGTTCTGCTGTCCCTGCTGTTGTTACATTCTTAACGAATGAATTAGCCATTTCTATCTCCTATTTTTTAAGACTAAGGCAAGTAGTTGTTCTTACCTTTGCTAAGAGTTTAGCGTTCTTTTGAACTTTAGTACATTGAATACAAGTACATGCTTTGGGTTTTCGTGTTCTGCGAGGTTTATTTTCTGTAGCCATAATATATCCTTAAAAAAATAAGAGGAGAGGGAGAGATGAAACTCCCTCTCCCCTAGCTTACCATCGGGGGTTGCTAGCTATTAAGCTACAACGTTCCCAAATAATCCTCTGTAGTCAGCTATTGTCGTAGCCCACTCATGCCTGATCTTAATGCTCTGAACATCATTGGTGAATGTATCACCTTGTGTCTCATCGTTCTGAACAAAGAGTTCTGGCTCTTGGTTTCCATTAAGGAATGCTACAGTTATTCCAGCAGCTTGACTTGGATCAGCAGCCAAGTACCAGTTATTTGCATCTGTCCAAGCATCAACAACAATCAGACCCATACCACTAAATCTTGTTACATCTTCATCATCATCGGTATTAGCGAGAATCTGAGTTATAACCTGACTAGAAGGCCCAACTATTCTAGAAGCAAGTCCTTCCAGTTCATTTGGTATCAAGAGCCATGCAGGTTTATTTGCGGCTCCAAGAACATCAGCCCCTGCACCAAACTTTGTCTGTGATCGCATTACTTGATTTGCAGACGAAAGAGTTGCATGAGTAAGAGCCGCTGTACCAATGTTTCCACCATGACCTGCCACAAACAGGTCTTGACCTGCATATGTAGTTCCTGCACCTGCATTAGCAGTGAAGTGAGCAAACACACCATCATAAAGAGTTCGAGCGGCAGATCGAGCTAGTTCTTTTGGAACTTCAGCTATAGCACTAATATTGTCATTCAGTACCAATTCTCTTGTAATCTGGTATGCAATTCCACCACGCTTTTCCATCGTGATGGTTGTCTCTTCATCTGTAGGATCGGTTAGGTTAGCATAAGCCGCACCTTCGGCAACAACTGCCAGATTAGCAAATCCACCAACTTTGATGTCTCTGTATGCCTGATAGTCATTAACGCTGATAATCCTAGAAATTTTCTTCCAGTCATCATATTGCGTTATGTTGTCATAGTTTTTCAGAAGTGCTTTGTGCATTCTGTCAGCAGTAACTTCACCCCAATCTGAGGTATCAAAGGCTTCTGTATATATTCGTTTTACAGCCTCTTCACGCCAAGATGCGTATCCATTACCACCCTTATTCCAAGATTCCCAAACTTCTTCACGACCAATCTCTAGGGGGTTCTTTCCAGTCCAGTCACAATATGCTTCTGTAAAGGTTCGATAACCATTGATTCGCTCACCACTTGGGAGCTTGATACTACGTGAAGTTTCAAAGCTAGCATCAATTCGAGCCAGTTTCTTGTCAGCCTCATCGGTAGCTACTTTACCGCTTTCTTTAGTAATATTTTCGACAGCTACTTTGGATACAGATGCAAGATAATCTTTTTCATCTGCAATAGCTTTCTGAACTTGGTCAGCGTTAAAAGATGTTCCAGTAAAGTGAGTTCGTATTCGTTCCGCAGCTATTTCTGGCAAAGAAGCATTAGTAAGTGCTGAAGTGAGAAGAGTTGCGTTCAACTGTGTAAGTGCCTCAGACACTTTTTCAGCAGTCTTATCTTCTGCTACTGCTTCAACAGTTACTTCCTCTGCTACTTCCTCGTCCTTTGTAACAGACTCTTTAAATTCTGTTACAGCCTTTGAGGAGGCTTTTGCAAGAAGTTCCTGCAATCTATCTTCAGACATTTCCATTTCCTTATCCTCCTTCAGAGGGTCTACTTGAATAATTTCTTCCGACTCTGCAACGGCAAGAAATTTGCCCCCTGCCGCAGGTTCTCTCACTAAATCCACAGAATCGGCTCTTACCAATTGTAAAGCAGTTTCTGTTTTTGAGACTATATCATGTTGCCATCGTCCTTCAGCAACAATACTAAACCCTACTACTGAATGCAGTACACCTTCGTGATGAAGGTCTAATAGGGTATCTTTAAGTATTGGATCAGAAACATGGAATGTAGCATCAAGTCCATCTGGAACTGCATCTACATTCTTAATGAATCCAACGATACTTCTAACTCCACGTTCATGTTGTGCATGATCAGGCCCATTTCCTGCATGAACAGGAACACCTTCAAATACACCTTTATCTCTATGAAGTACATTTAAAGGATATGTTCTATTGTTCTTGGAAGTTCCTGCACTAATAATGCGAACACGCCAATCACTTGAGGTTCCTTCTATAGGACTAGCTTCAAAGCTAAACATCCTTTTAGTAACCTGATTACTTTCAGTCATTTTTTTGGCTTCTTCTTCTTGTACATCAGAATCCTTTAACCTAGCAGTACATACCGCATAAGCGGCAGCTTTTTTATCTTCCCCATCTTTAGGTTTAAAGTCAGGGTCATCTAGTAAAGTTTGTACACAGTCTTCAAGTTCTTTAGGCAAAAGAAATAACTCCTACATAAACAATATCGATTTTAAATTGAAATTAACGTACTTGTCAATCATAACTATATACTATTTATTAAATTACGGTCTAGATATGAATAATATGTAAATCCATTTATATCTTCAGACTCAGATGTTATTTTAAATAATTCACTCAAATCTGCATCTATATCATATAGACCACGTTTTTCTTTTGGCTCATCTAATCCTGCATCTATTCCACTTAAACCAAGATGTCTAGCAAATACTCTTCTAGCTTCTTCTGTATCCATAAATCCATTTGATACAGCATCTTTCAATGCTGTGCCAATACTTCTGATTGCAATTGCATTAGCTCTTTGATCTCTGAACGAAACCTCTGGCATACGTAGGTAAAATGAAGCAGACTCTATAGAAGCAAGAGTAGAATCATTCCTTCTCATATCTTGTCTTAATCTTCCATGAACAATTGCTTGATCTAGGACAAACCTAAATATTCTAGACATAATATGAGCAATATACTTTTGTCTCATTTTAAGATGTCTATAAGCAGGTTCGGTCATTTCAGGAGCGGATGCCCTTGATGTTAAAGATTCAGCAAACCAGATAGGTGGTAAACCTGCACCTGCAAGAACGTGGTTCTTTAATACGCTAGCAAGACTTGCACTATCCTCTAGCTTTAAGTCTGGAGTCTGGAAATTCATGCTCACGTTTTCATTGTGTGCAAATCTTTCTCCGGGCTTTAAAGCCTTTTGATTTCTTAACCATTCTTTAATCTGCTGTTCGTTTTTACCTTGAAGTGTGACATCTAGAACATACTTAGAACTTTCTATAGCTTTCTCTACAGAACTAAACAAAAACTGATCATGTGCATCTATCCAGTCCATATCTGGTAGAAGGTCTGACCAACCTCTATTAGCAGTCATAGGATTATTAATAGTGAAGAATAAACATGAGCCTGCAATTTGGACTTTGTATTTACGTCCTTCTACAGGCTCAATTAAATCACCTTTAGAAAAATCTCCGCCTTCTATAGTTCCACAGTTTAATCCAACCAATCTTCCATATTCTTTATGTCCAACAGGCATAGAAGAAACATCAATAATTTTATATGCTCTACGATAATCTTCTTTAGGCATCTTTCTAAGAATAACTAACTGTTGCTTCATGTTATTCTCAGGATTCTCAACAATAGTTTCTATAAGTGAAGTATCTATATTTCCAAGAGTGACATGACCATTGTTCTCATTAACATAAACTGGAACGCAAAGCTCTCCAGTTAATCCTAAGTCTCGAACTCTAGAAAACTGATTGATTGTCCAGTTATTCGTTGGGTCAGTCCAATGAGCATCTAATACTTCTTTTACATTACGATCTTCAGCAACGTATTTAATCCCATCGCCAATTACGTATTCTGCTGTGAGATCAATAATACGTTTTGCGATAGGGTTACTCTTATAGAAGTAATGTGCATAGTCAGTAGATTGCTGTTGAGTTAATGATGGAAGGTTGCGTTCTTTACCAGAACTTCCAAGAGGTTTCCACAAATATGAGTCAGGGTCAGAGTCATTAGAATAAGATATTGCTTCTTCTTTGACTCCACCAGTTAATACTTGCCATGATTCTCTAACACGTTCAAACATTATATTCTCAGCCCCCTATGGAAAAGACTGCTTCTTCCAGAAAGAGATAACACTCGATCTCTTGATGATTCCTCTTCATGATACAGTTCTTCTGGAGTTTCATCCAGTAATAAATCCAAACTACTTACAGAAGCGGCCTCAACACTTGAAGTTAGGTTATGAGTAGCAATCCATAACGCATCCAATATATCATCTCGTCCACCTCTAGGGAATGAAGAATATTCCTGTTGGAATTCCCTAAACCCTAGCTCTGAAGACATATTCATACTATCGCCTCTTCTTTCACCTTTAAATACAATACTTCCATTAGCTATAAAAGGAATAATCGCATCGTAGCGTTGTGCCTTAGAACCTTTAGGTGTAACTGTTTCAATAGGCATAGAACCTCTAGGATCATTTCTAGTATTTTCAATTAAGTGTTGGGTTGTAGCTTGCTGTGGCCCATTTGTTTCTAGGATTACTCTTGATATATTTAATCCTCTGCTACGCCACTTTTGATATTGAGCATGTAAAAACTCAAGATGTTTAGGTGCAGAGATGTTAGCAAATGCAAAATCAAGAATATAAATTATTCCAGTATTTGGGTCTTTACCTGCTGTGCAATGTCCAAAGTAATCTGCATTACGTCTTTCACTTGTTGCAGGATCACCACCTTGAACACCAGTTAAAGTATGAATAGGAGGGATAGTTACGTCATCATAAAAGTGTAACCAATCAACATCAAACTTTACTCCTTTCATTCCACTAGGATCATTTTGATATTGAGCATTAAATAATGCAGGTGGCATTGATTTACGTTTTTTCTCTAGCCATTCAAGAGGACGTTGATCCTCCCATAAAACTGAACCATCTGGTTGAATAGCTTGGTACAATCTAACGCCCATTGTCTATCTCATAAGGAATAGCATCTTCTTCTGCTTTCCAATACATATACGATCTAATCTTATGAACTGCTATAACTGTTGTAGATATAGCAATAATAGAGAGTAGTGTTTTCCACTTCATGCTGTAGCCTCTATAATTTCTGGATATAAATCTGTATATAGTTTTTCGGTATCAAATATAGGAATTAATTCTGCATATAAATCATCATAATGAAATCTAGTTCCAAGAAATACTTGTTGTCCTGTAGGTAAGAGCATCGGATCAAACGACATCCAGAATTTTGCAGAGACATTATGTCTGCTTGTTTCACTCTGGCTATTCTCAAAAGAAACCACATCATCATATACCTGTAATGTAGATCGACCACCTTCAACGCTTGTTGTTATTCCAAATGCCGCAAATGTAGCATCACGCTGTATATTTCCAGATTCCCAAGCTGCTGTTTGATCACGCATCACTTCAAAGCGATCTGTTTTCCATGTGTAATCATTATTGTTCTCTGGATATAAATTTCCAAACATATCAATGTATCTTTGGTTAAACCTAATACAGCTTTCAATTTTTCCCATTCGTTCTATAGCTAGACTGATAACTGATGATATGACTTGAACCATCTCTAGGGGATTACGACCAACTTTCCATAAAGGAAAAGATTCAGCGGCTAAAGCAGTTTTACCATGATTTCTAGGGGCTAGTATGAGTAATGGATTTACATCACTATTATCAGGATTCTCATGACCTTCTTTTAATGTCTCCATTATTTCCCATTGGAATTTAGGTAGCTTTTGATTAAAGATATATTCATGAAAATAAGCAGGATGATCATATGCACGTTCTTCAGCAAGGCTTCTTTCTTTCATTCCAGATAAAAGAGATATACTTTCCATATCAGCAATTTTTCTAGGCATTAGACTTCAAGCTCTACATAGCCATTCTTAGTCCACCTATACCAATCTCCTGTACAGCGACTAAAGGCTTTCTTTCCTTTGCAATTACAGTCTCCTTCTTCTTTAGCCCAAACTCCTTGCTCGTCTTTTTTCCCACCGAAATATGGCCTAGCATGTCCTTCATCTATAAGCATTTGATTAAAAGACAAGCCATCATTCAACTCTGTATTTAAATAACCAAGAATGCGTCCAAATTTTCCTTTACCCTCTTTAGTAGTTTCCAGAACTATATATCCTTTATTCTCTTTAACAAGTTCTTTCAATCTAGCTTTACTTTTATTACCTAGAATCTTTTCTCGCTTGTTAGAAGTTCTAGACTCTGGAGTATCTATACCCATAAGTCTAACCCTTTCACCTCTAATCCACATATGAAATCCAAGATCAACATCTACATCAACAGTATCTCCATCTATTACTCTTGTAACTTTGACTTTATATTGAAACACTATAGTTCTCCTACTCGTTTAATAGCATCAATAGCTTGATCTCTTTGATTGTGTAACTTAAGACAATGAGGACATTCATTACGCAAGACTTGTCCAATAGCAAGTTGGATTTGATTCATATAATCTCTAACCCTTTGTCTCGTTATAGTAGAACCTGCAATCTGAAGGACTTCATATTTACGTTTTATACTTGCAGTAATCTTATCTACAAGATTAACAAGGCTTTTAGTTTGAGCATCAATCATTTCAAAGTCAGTTCCAAACTCAAGTATATCTAGGGTTTCTTCATCAACAACTTTTTCACCATACTTTTCTACAAGTATCTTTAGCATTGCTCTTAATAGAACTATCTCTCCATCTAAGTTATCTAGCTCACCTCTTTTTTCTTCATCTTGAAGATGATTCCTAAGACGTTCATTTCGTGCTATCCCAGAATAGATCACTCTTCCTTTATTAGGTAAAGCAATCTCCATTCTTTCTTCAGAGTCATGATACTTACATGGGCCATATCCAACATGATCTGTTCCCCAACCTGCACTAAAGCGACATATACCACTTAACTTTTTTCCACGACCACATATTGGATCACCTTCTTCTGAAAGTTGTGGATCACCATAATGTTCTTCTAGCTCCGAAAGTGTTTTATTAGCCATAGTATCCTTATTGTGTAGCAGGTTCTGCTATTGTTACTTCTACGTTATCACTAATGGTCATGTTAGCTGCTGTGACGTTTGTTGCTATAACAAATTCTTTGGTAGCGAATCCATTTCCTTGTCCGATTTCATTCAATTCAATTCGCATAGTTCCAACATTCATCTTAGAAAGGACACACTCGCCCCCTTTAGTTAATAAATTGCTTAACTTCAATGTACCTACTTTACCGTTTACACCTGACGTTGGGGCTTGAATCCAGATACGGTCATATGTACCACCTGAAGTTACCATAGCATCTGCTTGATGATGTCCGCCGCCTATGGCTCGCATCCTGCTTGTACCCGGAGAAGGTGCTATTGACTGTCCATCCGAGGCATTGCCTATAACTATGAGCGTATGGGCTTGTATGTCAGTTAAAGTGAGTTTCTTACACCTACTCTTCTCAAAGATCAATTCACCGACTTCAAGTCGAGTTCCTGAAAATGAAGGGCTAGATGTAGTTGGGTTCCCACTAATCTGAACAACATTTTGTTCTCCTGAAGGTAATGCTGATCCTGTAAATGCCGTACCCACGCTAACATTCTCTATAGTTATTTCTCGTACTGGAGTATTGCCTAAATCAATTCTAAGAGTATTTTGTTTCTCATCTGTAAAATAAGGTAAGTCCATAGGAGCTTCATA